AGAAAACAAAAGAAGAACCGGGCAAAACGCAATACGGCCAGGCGTCGTTCGGGTCTAAAGGTTGGCGACCCTAGAGAAGTTGACCACAAAAAACCATTGAGCAAGGGCGGTAGCAACGGCAAAAGGAACCTGCGAGTAGTGTCCCGCCGAACGAACCGTCGCAAGGGGGCTCGATAATGCAAACAGTAGAAACTGAAATTGTTCGTAACCAAACTCGCCTTGATGGCGTTGACGCTCGACTAAAAAAAATCGAAAATAAACTCGATAAGTTGATCTGGATTGTCGCCCCGGCTATGGGAGTGATGAGTGTTCTTGGCCCGTACATTACAGCAAACTTGATGAAATAATGGACTCCTCACAGATCTTACAGATGGTTGCAGACTTTGGAGCGCTAGGCTTAGCCTCTGGAGCAATCTTTTGGCTGTATCTAAAAATGAGTCAAAGGCTAGATCTACTTACTGATAACTTCCAAAAACAACTGCGAGAGCAGATGGAAGACTGCAACCGAAGGGAAGCAGAAGTCCGTGATCGCTTTATGGATGTGGTCAATAAGTATGACCAAGAGCGCCTTCAGTGGGTAACTCGATTAGAGTCTATTGAAAAAGAACTGCAAGATACCGAAGGTCTAATCAAAGAAGGCCTGGGTGAAATGCGTAATCACTACTCAAAAATTAGCGCTGTTATAGGCAAGGAAGTTTAATGGCCAAGAAAAAACAAAAAAGCTCGGGTCAGCTACAGTCTGAAAATAAACTTGGAAACAACCCTGCTTATAGCCGGGCCAGGGGCGAAACGCTGGGGCGCGCTAAGAAAATCCAAGGCGGCAAGTTTAAAGTTCGCACGTTTGACGATCCGGTAAAAATTAAAAACCCTAAAAAGGCTGGGCGCGCTCGTAGCAAAATGGCAAATGCTCACTCCGGCCCAAAGCCACATGGGAAGTACAAAGGGGCTAGAGAACAGTACGAGGATGCTGTTTTTGGCTCTCGAAAAATGGGTGCAAATCGAAACCGCTTTCTTGAAGATGTAAAACCGGCAAAACATTAATGGCTACAGCAACTAAACGTGACCCAAAAAAATGGGCACGAGCAAAAGCTAAAGCACGAAGAAAGATGGGCGGCAAACACAGCGCCCGAGCCATGCAGCTTGCCGTAAAATATTACAAAGACATGGGTGGTAAATACTCAGGTAAGAAACCCACAAGCAAAAGCAATAGTCTCAAAAAATGGGGCAAGCAAAAATGGGGCTGGTCTAAAAAAGGCGGTAAAGGGGTTTACTTGCCTAAAAAGAAAAGAGAAGCTCTAAAACGAACAGCGGCAGGGCGTAAGAAACTGGCGGCTGCGGAAAGAAAAAAAGCGGCAGCAACGCGCAGGGGCAAGCAATATTCAAGGCATGGTCTTGCAGCAGGTACATCAATGCGTCGTAAATCCAGAAAGCGGCGAACAACCAGAAGGAGGCGTAATGCCCGTAGTTAATGGTAAAAAATTTCCTTACACAAAAAAAGGTAAGGAACAGGCCAAAAAAGCAATGAAAAAAAAGAACGGCACAAAAAAACCCGCAAAAAAAGCAAGCCGTAAAGGGCCTCCAAAAAAACCAAATCGTTATGGACCGATGAAACGAGGCAGGCGCTAAGTTGCCCAGAAAACGCAAAACAGCGTTATCTGAGTATCAAAAAGCCTATATTAAACATTGCCAGGAAGATTTTTTCTTCTTTTGTGAGCATGAACTAAAAATCGTGCTTAAGTCTGGGCTTCTGGCCCCGCTTATACCTAACGATGCGCAGAAAATTGTCCTTGAGTACATCCTCGACAAGGGGTTGAACCGCCTGGCTATACTCAAAGCCCGGCAAATGGGCATTTCTACCTTCATTGCTGGCTTTTTCTTTTGGCGGACCCTGTTTGCAGAGAACACAAAGTGCATTGTGCTCGCTCATGACGCTGAAGCGGCAGCAAAACTTTTTAAAATCTACCAAACTTACTACGAAAATCTAACTGAGTGGGTCAAAGAGGAGTTTCCGCTTAAGCACTCGACCAAAAAAGAGCTAGTTTTTGCTAAACACACCGGTTTTATTACGATTGCTACGGCAAACAGCCCTGACAAGCTCCGTGGCTCGACTGTGCAGTACCTACACTGCTCCGAAGTAGCGTTCTGGGACAAACAAAAGGAAGTTTTTACGGCTGCCATGCAGGCTTTGACCGACCGAGGCTGCGCATTTGTTGAAACAACCGCTAACAGCTTTAACTACTTCTACCATTGGTGGCGTACAGAGAACGGTTACTACAAACTGTTCCTGCCTTGGTTTACTTTTCGTGATTACCAGATCATGCGTGACGAACAACACGGCATGTATACAGATCGCAAAGGCGATTACATTGAATACTCTGATCGTGAGGTAGAAACACTCGAGCGCACACTAACCAACGACGAAGCAGAGTACGTCAACAAGTACAGACTTAGCCCCTCGCAAGTTAGCTGGATGAAATGGGCACTAGAAAACAAGTGCGATGGTGACTGGCGTACGTTTGACCAAGAGTACCCCGGCGCACCAAGCGATGCGTTCTTGTCGTCTGGTGACTCGTTCTTTGAAGAACAGTATGAGCCTGTAGAAACTAGCGAAACAGAGTGTATTATTGAAAAACCAGTGCTTGGTTGCACCTATGTTATGGGCATTGACGTAGCGTCAGGCTCTAGCGATGGTGACTATTCGGCAGCAATGGTTATCGATGTCACATCAAAAGTTGAATACAGACCAGTAGCCTGGATCTATAAAAAATGCCCAGTTCATCAGTTCGCAAAAGAGGCAAACGCACTTGGCCGACAGTACAACAACGCATTGGCTGTAATCGAAGTATGTCGAAAAGCTTGGGTTTTGGACGGATGCTACTAAGCGTAACCTGATTCTTAACAGGCTGCGCAAACTTGTAAGCCATAAAAAATTAAAAGACCTACCGCCTGTGCTGACCAATGAAATGTCATCTTTTGTTTATGACAAAAACGGCAAGCCTGATCACAGCGCTGGTTGTCACTCAGATATGATCTTTGCAACAGCCCTAGCTCTTGAAGGCTTAGATCAAATTGGCGAAATGAGGATGCAGATTTTCAAGGAGTTTCACCCGCAAACGCCTGAAGATATAGTTCGTTTTGAATCAAAAACTGGATTGGCCTGGCGCACATTAGAACCGCTCGGTCAAAGTAAGTACAATGTGTCTAAGCAACCATCAGTGTTGGGAGACAACCTTGACTTTTAGCAAAAAATATTTCTAATGCTTAACTAAAGGTGGCTCGCCAGCCTACGATTGGCGTGTATTTCCGCTAAGCCAGGAGCGACATCATGGCATTTCCATCTCTTGCTGAGATTCAGAAGAAAGTAGCCGTAAAACAAGAAACGGAATCGGCACCCGCTAACGAATCAACAGCACCGGCACCTGAACCTACTGCAAACGAAACCGTAGAGGGGCAAACGACAGAAGCATCACCGGAGGCGGAAGCGCAGCCGACTCCAGAACCAACTCAGGAACAAGAAGCGCAACCTGAGTCAGGGGAAAGTGAGCCTGATCGTATTCCATACGGCCGATTTAAAGACAAAGTAGATCAGGTCAACACGCTTAAAGAGACGAATGAGTTGTTACTTAAGCAACTCGAAGCTCTTAAACAGCAGCCCGGAGAAGAGATACAGCCGGAACCTGAACCGGCAGACCCGTTGTTGGAGCGGTTAGACTCACTAGATGAGTACGCTGATTCTGACATGGTGTCCGTCATGAAGGATATGGCTGCTGAGTTGAAGACGTTACGAGCGCAAGCAAGTACGTCAGAGCAGAGCGTCAACCAAATGCGTGTGCAAGAACGGGTTCAAAAAATTGAATCTGAGATTGAGCAAGTAACTGGAACCATTGGCGTGCATGATGCAAAAGCTGCAAGAATATTTATTCTTCAGAGTTTGTCTCAAGACCCAAGCCTGAAGGTCAATGATTTGGCTGACAGTTTTAAGTCATGGGAACAACAGCAAGAAGATTTAATCTTGAAGCGACTGGGTATGAGCCGACCTGCTGAGAAAGCCCCTAAGCAGGAAAGTGAAGCACCTGACACACCTCCTCGACCTAGCCATGCTGGGTCGTCTTCACCAAAAGAGTTATCTGAACCCAAAAAAGGAATAACTCTAAAAGAACTTAGAAAAACTATTGGTGCCGGAAGGCGTCGATAACAGGAAAAGAAAATGTCTGCTAAATTAAGCACGATTAGTAAGCTCCTCAAGGAGCAGTATGAAGGCCCGATTCGCGAGCAGTTGAATCAAGAAGCCCTCATTTATCGCCTCTTTGCCGAAGGTCCGCACGAGTGGGCCGGCGACAAAGTTATTATTCCTCTTCACACTGGTCGTAACGACGGTATTGCTTATTTGACGGAAAGCACTGGTGCCCCTGCTGCATTTGTTGCTGTTCCTGAAGCTGGCAACCAAAGCTACTTGGACCTCGCTGTTGATGCGAAGTACCTGTACGCTTCCTTCCAAGTCACGGGTCAGGCAGAAGCCAAGGCTCCGGGTGCTGCTGGCGGCTCAGAAGCTGCGTTTGTTGGCGCTATGTACTCTGAAATGCGTGGCATGGAAAAAGATGTGCGCAACTCGATGAACAAAGACATGTTCACGGGTCAGGGCTTTCACGGTTTCTTAATTGATAATCAAGCCGCCGCTGTTAAAGTGGGACGACGTGTTTCTGGTGCAAATCATCTTGTGGATCTTGCATACTACCA